ATCCCTTTCCAAAAGCGAAAGAAGATCCACCGCTGCAAAGAAAAAGCGTGAAGGCGCAAAAGGCAAAACCGTCGTTAAAAACACAAAAGCCGCGGAAGTCCAAAACGCCAGATACGGCGGCGAAATCAAGCACCAAAAAGCCAAAAGGAAAAGCCCGCGCCCGAAAAACGGGAAAGTAGTAGCAAGAGGATGCGGGAAAGTGCTTTCCAATCGACGTAAGTTTACGTCGGGGTCAGTGAGTACGTGATGCGAGTCGAGTTTTTTGAACCTAAGCTTGAACAAGGAATTGTCCACGAAATACTTCAGTGGTCAAAAGACGTTTTAGAAACAAACAGTTCTTTTTTTGGAGGGTTGCCTCCGTGTCCTTATGCGCAAAAGGCTTGGGCAGACCACAAAGTATCTATAATGTTCAAGTACGAGCCTAGCTTTCAAGTTTTGTATACTTCCATCTCTCAGTTTGACGATAACTTTGAACTAAACATAATTGTGGATATGAATTATGAGCAAGATCCAGAAAATTTTCATGAATATTTGCATAATCTCAATGGGTGCATTGCTGACGGGATGTTCATTGATAGAGATATTTGGCTGATGGGTTTTCATCCGGAGGATGAGCCAAATGATTTTGTTGCGGAACCCTCAGAGACGTTTGAACCTGTTGTAGAACAAGAATATGCTATGATATTTGTACAACGGTTAAGTAAGTTGCAAGAAAGCGCAGACAAACTTGCAAAAAGAGGGTATTATAAGCCCTACGAAGAAGATTACAACGCTAAGGAACTATTTGAACACAGGCATCAGATTTATAGGAGACTTAAAGATGGCAATGCGACCTAAAAAGAAAATGCGGGCTGGCGGCATGGTTAAGAAGATGCGTGGCGGTGGTATGGTTAAGAAGATGCGCGGTGGCGGCATGGTAAAGAAGATGCGCAAAGGCGGCATGGTAAAGAAGAAGTAAAATGACCTTATCCGGAAGCACAGATTTTGAGCTTGACGTAGCTGAATACGTTGAAGAAGCCTTTGAGCGTTGTGGAATTGAGGTTCGTACTGGTTACGACCTCAAATCGGCAAAACGTTCTTTAAACCTGTTGCTTGCGGATTGGGCCAACCGTGGGTTAAATCAGTGGACCATCAAACAGAGGTCTGTGACACTTGTTGTTGGGGATGGAGAGTACGATTTAGGGACAGATGTTATTGATATTTTGTCTGTGGTTTTAAGGCGAGATGGAACGGATTATTCTTTAGAACGTTTAAGCCGTGACGAGTTTTTAACTATTCCAACTAAAACTACGCAAGGACGACCTAATCAGTTCTTCTTAGACCGTCAACTTACTCCAAACCTTAAAATTTGGCCCACTCCTGAAAACACGACGGATACCGTAATCTACGATGCATTAACACGAATGGATGATGCTGATATATTTACCAATACAATGGACATGCCTTTTCGGTTTTATCCCTGCTTGGCCGCAGGATTAGCGTATTATATTTCTCTAAAACGGGCTCCAAACAGAACAGAGCTGTTAAAAGCAGTTTACGAAGAAGAGTTTGAAAGGGCGGCTACAGAAGACCGGGATCGTTCCTCCTTCAACGTAGTTCCAAGCTACGAATCCTATAGGACGGGTTAATGACTAAGTTTGCTTCAGGTAAACACGCTTTTGCAGTTTCTGATCGTAGTGGTCAGAGATACTTGTATCGTGTGATGAAGCGAGAATGGAACGGGTTGCTGGTAGGCCCTGATGAATATGAGCCTAAGCACCCTCAACTGGGTCCCTTTAGAAAAGTAAATGATCCGCAGGCTTTAAAAAACGCTCGTCCAGAACCCAACCTTGTTCAAGAACGCGCAGTACAACACGGCTTTGCCCCAGTCGGCTTTGCTAATATACCGGGTGTGTCGCCTGATAATCTCTTAGCCCCCTTTGCTTTGGTGGGAACAGTGACGGTGGTAATAACATGAGCTTTACACTTTCTACGCTTACCCAAGCCATTAAAGATTTTACTGAAAACACAGAATCGTCGTTTGTAGCAAATATAAACACTTTTATTAAGTTGTCGGAAGAGCGCATTCTAAAATCCGTACAGCTTGATTTGTTCAGGAAAAACGTTGCAGGATCTACTGCGGCTTCCAACAAATACTTAGCGCGACCCACTGATTTTTTAGCGCCTTTTTCACTTTCTGTAGAGGTAAGTGGGAAAAAAGAGTTTGTTGAATTTAAAGATGTTAGCTTTGTTCAAACGTTTAATCCGGATGCAACCGTCACGGGTACTCCACTGTATTATTCTGTGTTTGACGTAAATAATTTTATTTTAGGCCCAACGCCAAACGCAGCTTTAAACGCGGAGTTACATTATTTTTATAGGCCTACCAGCCTAGTAGATGATTCTAGCGGGACAACATGGCTAAGTGAAAACGCCGAGCTTACGCTTCTTTATGGGTGTTTAATTGAAGCATACCTGTTTATGAAAGGGGAACAGGATGTTATGGCGATGTATGATAAGCGTTTTCAAGAAAGTTTGGTTGGATTAAAATTGTTGGGCGAGGCAAAAGAAACTACGCAAGATTATCGTGTTGGACGCGTAATCATACCAAAACAATAGGATTGAAACATGGCTATTTCTCAAACAACATGTACGTCTTTTAAGCTTCAGCTTTTACAGGCAGAGCATGATTTTGATGCACATACGTTCAAGATAGCTTTGTATTCTAGTGCTGCATCTTTGGGTGCGGATACGACGGTTTATAGTACAGCAAACGAAATAACCAATACAACTGGAACGGCATATACTGCGGGGGGCAAGCCGTTGACAGTGACATCTACATTTCCAAAGACCTCTGGCACGACCGCTATTGTGGACTTTGATAATATTTCATGGACTGACGCAAGCTTTACAGCAAGGGGGGCGCTGATCTATAACGCGAGTGCTTCCAATAAAGCGGTTGCTGTGTTAGACTTTGGAAGCGACAGGGTTGCTAGTGATAGTACCTTTGAAATACAATTCCCCGTAGCGGATGCCACATCTGCTATAATTCGCATAGCATGATAGGAGTTATCTAAATGGCGAGCTTTAACAAAGTAAACGATTTTGTGGTAAACGCAGTCCACAATATGGATCTAGCAAGCGACCAGCTTGCGGTGGCCCTAACAAATACTGCGCCGGGAAGTGAATCAAGCAATCCAACCGCAGATGGTAACGGTATTGTTGGCAATCTTACACAGATTAGCTACAGCAATGTATCTTCTCGCAACCTGACTACAAGCGCATCATCACAGTCTGGCGGTGTATATAAGCTGGTTGTTGCAGATCTTACGCTCACTGCCTCTGGTACTGTTGGTCCATTCCGCTACATTTATATTTTTGATGATACGGTTTCTTCTCCAGCAGATCCAATCATTGGGTACTATGATTATGGCACCTCATTGACGCTGAATAACGGTGATACTTTCACCTTAGACTTCAGCCCAAGCAACGGTGTCATCCAACTAACATAAGGCAGTATCATGGCGAAGCTCTTTAACAGAGCCAAGATGACAACCAGTACCACGGGCACTGGCACAATCACACTTGGCAGCGCGTCTACGGGGTTTCAGAGTTTCGCAGATGCTGGGGTTAGTAACGGTGACGTAGTACAGTACGTCATTGAAGAACTTTCTAACTTTGAAATAGGCACTGGCACATATACCGCTTCTGGCACAACCCTTACAAGGACTGTGCAAGAGAGTTCAAACTCAGATAACGCCATCAGCCTCGCGGGGAATGCTGTTGTCTTTATCAGTGCGGTAGCCAGTGATCTGAACATCTTGCAGAACGCAGGGTCTACCAAGGTTGCAGCAACATCTTCTGGGGCCACGGTTACGGGTAACTTGGCAGTTACGGGCACGGTTGATGGACGCGATATCGCAACGGATGGTACAAAGTTAAACACCATAGAAACCAACGCTGACGTTACGGATAGCGCGAATGTAGGATCTTCTCTTACAGGGTTTGCTACGGGCACAGACGCGGTTTCTTCTGACCTTATTCCTGTCTACGATGTAACAGCTTCTGCTTGGGAAAAGCAGACGATTGCCAATGCAGCTTTGCAAGGACCGACTGGGCCTACTGGCCCCACGGGACCAACTGGCCCGACAGGGCCAAACGGACCTACTGGTCCCAATGGACCCCAAGGTCAAAAGGGCCAAAAGGGTGAGGTGGGTTCAACGGGTCCGACAGGGCCTACAGGTGGTACTGGCCCAACTGGTCCCACTGGTCAAAAGGGACAGAAGGGCGAGGTCGGCAATACTGGTGGAACAGGTCCAACAGGCCCCACAGGACCGACTGGTCAAAAAGGACAGAAGGGTGAAGTAGGGAACACTGGCGGGACAGGCCCCACTGGTCCTACTGGCCCAACAGGAAATACAGGCGGTACAGGACCGACTGGTCCACAGGGACAAAAAGGACAGAAGGGTCAAAAAGGACAGACGGGTTCTACTGGCCCAACGGGTAACACGGGTCCAACAGGGCCAACGGGATCTCAAGGCCCCACAGGCCCCACAGGTCCGACAGGAAGCACAGGTGGTACAGGCCCTCAAGGTCAAAAGGGTCAGAAGGGTGAGGTTGGCAGCACAGGTGGAACTGGGCCAACGGGACCAACGGGACCGACTGGCCCTAATGGCCCTACTGGACCTCAAGGACAAAAAGGGCAAAAAGGAGAAGTAGGGGGTACAGGTGGCACTGGCCCGACAGGCCCAACAGGCCCACAAGGGCAGAAGGGTCAAAAAGGTCAAAAAGGTCAAACAGGAACGGGCGGCGGCACAGGCCCCACAGGCCCCACAGGCCCAACTGGGCCATCAGGAAATCCATTTGGTGGTGGCACGTTCACAGGGAGCATAGATCTTGGCACTAATAATATTTCTCAGGTTGAGGATATTTATCTTCGTGACAAGATTTATCATTATAACGATACCGCTACATATATGCAGTTTCATAATGACGGTCAGTGGCGAGTGCGGGTCGCCGCGAACGAGCGCCTAGAGGTTAAAAACACATCACCGCATGTTTTGATTTCTGGCGATTTGGAAGTTACTGGTAGTATAACAGGCGCAGCTTCTCCTTCGCTTACTCCTACTCTTTCAGGTGACTCAGGTATGCCAGTGTTTGGTGGTTCTGGCTACACTTTAACAGTATCAAATTATTCAAGTTATACTGATCCGATTTTTTTCTATGTAATAGATGATGGTTCTAGCAATACCGCTCAAGGTTTTTGGGGTAAGGCTAGTGTTGATATACCAGTAACTCAAATTCCAAGTGGAGCCTTTAATATAAGAGTTATAGCCTTAGATGTAGGTCAGGCAGCATCCGCACAAGCAAGTAAATCAGTAAGCTCCCCTTCTGTTACGGCGAGGTATTGGAGAATAGGCATAACCGCAGGTGGTAGTGGTAATGAGGCTGTTGCAGAATGGCGATTGTATTCAGGTGCGGGTCAAACTGGCAGTGACTGGGCACCATCAAGTGTTTCCACAACATATCAGTATAGTTCAGCTTACAGTGGCGATAAAGCCCGTGATGGGAATGTTTCGACTATGTGGTGGCCGTTAGGAACCAGTGGCCGACAGTATATGACTTATGACCTTGGACAAGCTAGAACGGTTATAAGCACTCTTATATCAAATTATCAGACACCATCCCCTCCAGATTCTTACTCAATTGGTAAAAGTGGTACAGATGGTAGTATTGAAAGCAGCACTGATAACAGCAATTGGACCATGCAAGTAAATGATCTTAACGCACAAGATGCATATGACGCAGATCCCAGCGGTTACAATGGAACAATTTACAGAGGTTAATTATGTCAAAGCAAGAAGTTATCAATTTTTGGTTAAATGGTTGCTCTGATGAAAACGTTGTATCGGTGGCAGAAGTTTTAATTGGAAATGAGTTTGACGAACAAGGATCTACGAATTTAATAGATTTTAATATGCCGCCTAGTTCCATAACAGCACTAGAAGATCGTTCGTCCGCTTATTCTCCACCTACAAACCAAGACCTAGAAAACAAAAGGGCACAAGAGCAAGATAGCAAGAGAGATAAATTGCTTCAAGAAAGTGATTACACACAACTGCCTGATGTTCCCTTGACTAACGAAAAGAGATCAGAGTGGGTAACTTATAGGGAAGGTTTGCGTAATATATCGGACCAATCAAGCTATCCCGACAGCGTAACTTGGCCTACTAAGCCATCGTAAATTTATCTTGGGAGGGATAATGAGACAAAATTGGCAAATGTGGTCTGGCGGTATGTCGGACGAGGACTTGTTAATAATATTTTTAGAAGCAGCTAAAGCTGACAAGCAACCCGCAACAACCTTTAACAATGCAGACACAAGCGTAAGGTCGAGCGATGTTGCTTGGTTGAGCGGCAATGACGCTGTTCAAGATATCCTTTGGAAATATGTTAAAGCGGCAAACGAAAACGCCTTTCATTTTCAAGTAGAAAATATATGTGACATTCAGTTTACAGAATATCACGCTACTAAAGGTGGTCATTACGATTGGCATATAGATGTAAACTGGAATGGCAACGAGGCGCGAGATAGAAAGTTAAGCGTTACAGTCCAGCTTTCAGACACAAGCGAATATGAGGGCGGCGGCTTTGAGTTTATAGAATGTCAAACGCCAGATGCTTCTTCCCGCCTCAAGGGAACTGTTCTAGTTTTCCCAAGCTATTTGCAGCATAGGGTTTTGCCAATTACCAGCGGCACAAGGAAAAGCCTTGTTGCGTGGTTTGAAGGCCCAAGGTGGCAATAGTATATCAGATTTCTCTGCATGGATCTGCGTATGATGCACGGGGAAAAGACTGGAGTATCGTAGAGGAAGAGACGGGCTGTGTTAAAAACACACAGTGGCGTGATCCAATACTCGACAGGCCCCTGTTAGTTACGGAGTTTGGTTGCGCTGTTAGCCATCTCAGGGTTTGGGAAAGGATAGCCGCTTCTAATCGCAATGGCATAATCCTTGAAGAGGATGCAGTCTATGAAAGTATTGATCCTAGCGCAGTTGATACTCTACTAAAGGAGCATGACAGCGTTTGGTTGGGATACCGTCTTAATACTCTTGGCTATTGGTATAATTGTCATGCTTACGCTATTAGACCAGAAACCGCCAAGAGATTGATAGAAGGCTACAAGGATGCTATCATCCCTGTAGATGAGTGGGTGCCTGCCAAGCTAAAAGTTCAATCGAACTTTTTCTTTACACCAGAGGTGGTTAAGCAGATACCTAGAGAAGTTAGACCAAGCACGATTGAGGGGGAATCAATGCAGGTACATGTACTTACAGTTGGAACAGATCAAAGTAAAATGTGGGCTTTAGAACAGTCTGCAAAAGAGTACGGGATAACGTACTTAAATCTGGGTCGCCAAGTTACTTGGGCGGGGGGCACAATGGAAGCTCAGGGTGGCGGTCAGAAGATTAACCTTGTACGCAATCACCTTGAATCCCTGCATGATGGGGATGTTGTGATGTTTGTGGATGGGTATGATGTTATCATAAACGATACACTGCCTACTATCCTAGAGAGATATGAGGACATGGGTGCGGATATCATATTCGCAGCGGAAAAGAATTGTTGGCCCGATCCGACAATGGCGTCACAATTTCCTTTGTCAACAATCTATAGGTACTTAAACAGCGGCGCGTACATAGGTAAAGTGGGTACGCTCAAAGAGTTTCTTAATGAGGCGGTGCCCAATGACTCTGATGATCAACTGTGGATGCAAAAAAGATTCTTATCATCTGACTGGCAATCTACGGCTTCTGCCAATTTAGATTACGAAGGATACATCTTTCAGTGTGATGACGATATTAAGATTATCAATGGTCAACTATCAAACGGCATGTGCTGCCCATGTATCTACCACGGCAACGGTGGAGATGACGCAAAGGTAAGGTTTAAAAGCCTTGCAGATAAATTTGGGTATGTAGAAGAGGCAGAGGTATTATCTCCAGAGTACCATAAGGATCTTGAGTACGAAGAGGTTGCACCAGAAATATTGGTAGCTGAATTTATGTCAGAGGCCCAGTGTCAACAATACATCGAAGCATCAGAAAGCCTTGGTAGATGGGGGGAGCTTGATGGAGATAAATTCCCCGCGCAAGAGATAAGGCTCAAAGAACTAGGCTTGTGGGACGAGATATCAGAACAATGGGCTGATAAGCTTAGTAAGATATGCGAGAGGCATTGGCACCCAGAAGCTTACCTTGGATTGCGAGATGCGTTTACTATGCGTTATTCTATGGAAACACAGACAGAACTAGGGCTGCATACAGATGCGTCTTTGTTCACGGGCAGCGTAAAGCTTAATGATGATTACGATGGAGCAGAACTTGTTTTTCCTAGACAAGATTTTACAAACAAGGATGTCAAAGTTGGGCAGTGCATTTTGTTTCCATCTATGGTAACACATGGACATAAGGTTCTGCCTTTGCGTGGGGGAAAGAAGTACAGCTTGACCATGTGGACCTGTCGATATGAGGGTGACTCAAACTAAAAACAATGTTAGTTTCGTGCTATGTTAGGTTACAGCCCCATAGCAGGATCTGCACTCGCGTCTTCTGGACATGAGATTATTATTGTCAGCCTAGATCATGGATCTTTTGCTACTACAGGTCAGGCGGCGGGAACTAACATAGCCCTCAGTGATGGTTTTGGGACGGGCAGTTTTGCCACAACAGGTCAAACTTTAGATATTCTTGTGACAAACCGCATCACTATGAATGTGGGTTCTTTCTCTGTAACAGGTCAAAGTATTGGAATTGGCCTTAATGAGGTTCTGGATCACGGCAGCTTCTCTGCGACAGGGCAGAATGTTTTGTTTGATTTGGGGTTTGGACTTCCCGGTGGCGGGGAAACAGGATCCTTTGCCCTTACAGGTCAAGCCTTCTCCCCTGTATTAGATGTAAGTGCTATACTGGATCACGGAAGCTTTGCCGTAACAGGTCAGGCTGCGTTTGGTCTTGTAGGTGAAATATTTGAAACTGGTGGTTTCAACCTAACAGGGCAAACATCTAATCTGAAGAAAGCAATGCGACTGACTGCAGATCACGGTAGCTTTGCAGCTTCTGGTCAGGCCATAGATTTTGGTGTGCAGGTAAGTGCCATACTGGATCAGGGTTCCTTTGCGCTTACAATGCAGAATGTGGATACCAAGGTATCAAGAGTTCTGGGCTTTGGTTCCTTTGCACTGACGGGTCAAGATACGGGAACTGTAATTGCCTTGCGGGAACAGCCCGACAGGGGGTCATTTGCGGTTACTGGGCAAGCAGTAGGTACACCGATTGCAATGCATGAAGAGTTGGCGCATGGAAGCTTTGCTGCAAACGGACAAAACTTAAACTTCCAGAAATCTATGAACGCAGAAGCGGGAAGCTTTGCACTGACAGGCTTCACGGCAAACAGAAAGATAAGCGAAGTATTAGACCACGGTTCTTTTGCGCTTACGGGCCAAGCGATAAACTTTAAGAAGACCGCAAACCTTGAGGCGGGTAGCTTTACAGTCACAGGGCAAGACCTCACCACAAGGTTTGAGGGCAGCGTTGCGTTAGACCAAGGTTCTTTTGCATTGACTGGGCAGGCAATAGACTTTGAAGTGAGAAGGATTCTTGTTGCAGATGTAGGAAGCTTTACCCTTACAGGCCAAGATACAAACTTTGCTAAGGCACTTAAACTAGATCTAGATGCAGGTTCGTTTACCTTAACAGGTTTTGATGCAAACGCTAAATTTACAGAAGTTTTAGATGTCGGTCAGTTCAGTGTTGCTGGACAGGATGTTACAATGAAGCTAGGAGAGGCCGTAGAGGGAGTTTCAATAACCGTATTCATTGGGGGCGCTGCTGTTTACGGTTTAATACTACCCGATCAAGACCCAAATTGGGCTACAGTTACACCCGCACAAGATCCACAATGGACACTTGTTGCTTAAAAACGGAATAAAAAGTATATTAAGTGCAATTGAACTTTTTAGATAGGCGCTCAGATGGCTACATATACAGACGCAAATGGCGTTAAACTAATAACCACAGGTGATGAGGCTGGAACGTGGGGTTCTAGTACTAACGTCAACCTTCAAATATTAGATCGTGCGGCAAACGGTTTTGAGTCCATTGCTCTAAGCTCAACCAGTTACACTCTTGCATTATCTGCACAGCCTTCTTCTGCGGAAAACGGGCACTATAAAGCTATAAAGTTTACGGGCACTCCCGGCGGTACATGTACTGTTACCTTGGCGCAAAATGATAAAGCCAGAATGTATATGTTGCTGAACTCGACAAACCAAGCGTTGATTATAACACAGGGTTCTGGTGGAAATGTTACTCTTGAGGTTGGTAAAGGAGCTATCGTTCTTGCAGATGGTGCAGGATCTGGCGCGGCAGTAACCGACTTTACCGCTGCGGTTCAGAACGTAACGGACTTATCTAGTCCATTTAATGTTGGTGCCACTAGCGTTACTACATCAGGCGCAGAATTAAATTTGCTAGATGGCTCTGGTGCGGGAACCATTGCTAACAGTAAAGCTGTAATATACGGATCTTCTGGCGAGGTAAACGCCACAACGCTACAGATAGCGGGTACATCTATCACAGCTACGGCTGCGGAATTAAATTATGTGGACGGTGTTACCTCTGCAATCCAAACCCAGATTGACGCAAAGCAACCTCTTGGGACTGTAATTGTAACAGTGGCAAATCCCGGTTCAGGTAATAGATACTATATTGATGGATCGTTACAACAGACGGTCGAGTTAAAGCCTTCTGTCACATACAGATTTGATCAATCAGATGCTTCTAATAGTAGCCATCCGTTGCGGTTTTCAACCAATGATAACAACTCGCCCTCTGCCCCATTTACCACGGGGGTTACAACTGCGGGAACGCCGGGAAGTGCGGGTGCTTACACGCAAGTAAAGCTAGAACAAGATGCTCCTGCGGTGCTGTACTACTATTGCTCCAACCATTCTGGTATGGGTGGCAAGGCGGTGGTTCGCATATCAGATCTAACAACAAGCCGTGCTTTGATTTCAGATAGTGGGGGAGATGTCGCGGTATCTGCGGTTACTACAACAGAGCTTGGATATTTAGATGGCGTGACCTCTGCCATTCAAACGCAAATAGATAGTAAGCAGGGCACTCTATCCTTAACCGCGAACAGAGCTTTGATTTCAGATAGTGGGGGATCTGTTAGTGTATCTCCTGTCACCAACACAGAGGTAGGATATCTTGATGGCGTAACGTCTGCTATTCAAACGCAGATTGATAGCAAACAGGCAACTATTACAGGAGCCGCAACTACTATTGATGACGCTGACCTTACAGCCAGTAGAGCGGTTATATCTAATGCAAGCGGAAAGGTTGCAGTATCTGCGGTAACTGACACAGAGCTTGGTTATTTAGATGGTGTTACGTCTGCTATCCAGACGCAAATAAATAGCAAACAGGCTACTATTACTGGCGCGGCCACTACGATAGATGATGCCAACCTCACCGCAAGTCGTGCGGTTATATCAAATGCTAGTGGCAAAGTCGCGGTTTCCGCTGTTACGGATACAGAGCTTGGTTATTTAGACGGGGTTACTTCTGCCATTCAAACGCAGATTAATAGTAAGATTGATGGTACGTCCTTAAATGCATCTAACTTAGACAGCGGTACTGTAAATGACGCAAGACTTCCCGCCAGCATAAGCTCAGACATTACTGGAAATGCGGCGACAGCCACTACGGCGGCGGCACTTACAGGAAATGTAACTAAGTCGGGTGATTTCACAATAGATGCTTCAGGTGACATTTATTTAGATGCGGATGGAGATCAAATTTATTTGCAAGGTGGTGGGGCCACTCGCGGTGCGTTTACTTTAGATACGTCAAATACAATAAAACTTGATTTAAATATTGCAGGCTCTCTATATGAAAAATTAAGAATTACCAGCGGAGGATTAAATTCTCTTGCAGGTCTTCGCGTTGGAGATGCAACATCACCTACAGACAACGATATCTACGCTGTTGCGGATGTTGAGGCAGGGGCAGATTTAAAAGCAGGGGGAGAAATTAAGCTTACTGGTGGCGCTCAAGACTGGACTTTTGAAGTAGACGGTAGCAATCGCTTAGTAATCCAGTACAATGGAACTTCACTAGCTAGGATAGACACTAGCGGAAATTTAGTTGTTGCGGGTGATGTAACTGCATTTGGTAGCCTGTAATGACTATAACCTCATTAGATAACTTTGGTCACGCAAGCGGCTCAATATCTATGAGTGAGTTACGTGACTACTATGGTCAGTCTGGTGCTGTATCTCTGAGCGGTGATTTAAGTGGTAGCTCTAATCCTGTTCCAGATAGCTTACCGTCTTCAGGTAGTGCGTTAGCGTTTTCAGATTATCGAAGTGCAAATCGTATACTGAAAAAGAAAGGCACGACAGAAACTAAGGCGAGCGGGTCTTCTTGGTCGCCAGCACAGTCAGGTTGCGTCCAATATAATGTTTATGTGCTTGGCGGGGGCGGTTCTGGTGGGGGTCACTCAACAGATAGTGGTCGTGAGAAGGTTGCGTCAGGCGGGGCTGCGGGGGGTACGTCATTTCGTAGATACTCAGTACAGGATCATAGCATTACTTCTGCTACTATTAGTATTGGTAGTAGCGGTGCCGCAGTTTCTTACCCTGCGAGTAGTGGAACAGTTATATCAGGCCGTAATGGGGGTACGACCTCTTTCGACCCTAATGGTTCTGGAACAACTATCTCTGCTACAGGTGGGTCAAGGGGTTTTGGTGGTAGACAGGGTGAAATAAACGCTACTGTAACATCTACATTACCAGTAGGTGAAAACTCTACTTCTGTAACTATTGGTGCTTGGGGTACTTGCCCTGCGTCATTAGGTGGTTCTGGCTCTGGTGGGGAGAGTAATTACACTGGTGGGAATGGCCCCGGTTTATCTATAGGCGGTGACGGATCAGGTGCAACAGGTGGCGGTAGCCCTAACTTAGGATCTGGTGGTGCAAATGGTTCTACCGTAAGTCAGTCTGGATATGCGAAAGGTGCAACCACAAGCGCACCCTCAAAGCCCTCTGAGTGGGGGTCTGATGTCGCAGTAACATTTCAAGGAGGCGCTGCGGTGCAGCATTCAAGCGGTGCGGCGGGCGCTTCTGATGCAGGTAACAATTACGGTGCAGGATCTGGAGGTTCTGCATCAGAAAGCGGTGCGGGATCCACGGGTTCAGGGTCAAGCGGAGCAATCTTTGTAACTTATTACGAGGTTAATTCTTAATGGGTAAACGAGGTTTTTATTTTAATGCCGACAATATTGTTGAAAACATCGTTGTTTTTGATAATGATCAGGTTTTGACTTCAAGTCAAAAGTTTGAAGAAGATGTGTCAGGCGTAGCAGAGATAGGTAAATACTTCGATGCTGTTAAAAACTCAGTATATTTCTTTACATCTCCCATAAGTGGTTGGGTATTAAACACAACTTCTTGGGAATATGAGCCACCTACGGCGAACCCATCAACAGAGTTAAACTTTTATGATTGGGATGAGTCTTCTGAGTCATGGTCTTTGACTGAAACAAGAGATAGTATTGATCAAGAATGGAGGGCTGTTTAATGCCCTATACAGACCTTAGATTTAAAGCTGGCATAAACAAAGAAATCACTCCGTACTCTGAGGAGAACGGCTGGGTAGACTGCGATAAGGTGCGCTTTAGGTTTGGGTATCCAGAAAAGCTCAATGGGTGGGAGAAGAACTCAGGCAATGCTTTTCTTGGACTATGCCGTGGGCTGCATGAATGGGTTGCCCTAAATGGGGAAAGGTTTCTAGGTGTAGGCACAGAGCAAAAGTATTACATCAAGCAGGGTACAGATTATAATGACATTACCCCTATTAGATTAACCACATCTGCGGGGGATGTTACCTTCGCTGCAACAAACGGATCTCCTGTAATCGTAGTTACAGAAGTAAATCATGGTTGTGTTGCAAATGATTTTGTCACGTTTTCTGGAGCGGCATCTTTAGGCGGCAACATAACGGCGGCGGTTCTCAACCAAGAGTACCAAGTTACAGAAGTTTTAAACGGAAATTCGTACAAGATATCTGCGCGTACTGTTAGCACTATCCCTAGCATTACTATTACTGGCGGTCTAAACGCTACGGCTGTAAACGCCAACGGAAGCGATACAGGTAACGGTGGGAGTAGCACTGTTGGCACCTACCAAATAGGAACAGGCCTCAACTCCTCTGTTGAAGGCGCTGGTTGGGGCGCTGGACTTTGGGGTGGAACAAATAACTCTGCATTCCAAACTACTATAGCAGAAGATTTAGATGCATCTGAGACAGGGGTAGACGTAGCGTCAAGTCAAGGTTCAAACTTTGCAACTAACGATGTTGTTTTGGTGGGCAGTGAACTTATGACAGTGGGATCAGTCGCTACAGATACGTTGACAGTTACTCGCGGAACCCGTGGAAGTAGTGCTGCCACACATAGCAACGGGGCAAACATATTCCTTACGTTGGGCAACACAGACAGTGCTAATAACTTTAATGGGTGGGGTGAAGCAGTTGCCACGGGAACCCAAACCGCAACTACAAACCTGCGTATTTGGTCGCATGATAATTTTGGCGAAGACCTTATCTTTAACGAGCGCAATGGTCAGGTTTTCTATTGGGATCAAACAAACGGTGTGACCACAAGGGGCATAGAGCTTTCTACGTTGACAGGAACGCCAACATCTGTGCCCCAGAAAGCAGCGCAAATACTTTTATCAGATCGTGACAGGCATGTGATTGCTTTTGGTGCGGATGGTTTAGGGGGAAGTTCGTCTGCTCCAAAAGGTGATGAGACTCAAGACCCAATGCTGATTAGGTTCTCAAGTCAAGAGAACCCTATTGACTGGTATCCGACTACTACAAATACAGCGGGTGATCTACGAATTGATTCTGGCTCAAAGATCGTACAAGCCGTAGAGACAAGGCAGCAAATCCTAGTATTTACTGACGTTGCCATCTACGCAATGCAGTTTATTGGGCCACCGTTTACGTTTGGTATCAACCTTATTTCAAGCAACATAAGCATTACTTCACCAAAGGCGGCAGTTGCCGTGGATGATGCGGTGTACTGGATGGGCGCAGCGGAGTTCTATGCCTATAACGGTGCAGTTCAGCGCCTGCCTTGTACGGTTCGTGACCATGTGTTTAATAACTTCAACACTGCACAGTCTGATAAGGTTGTTGCGGGATCAAACATATCATTCTCTGAAGTGTGGTGGTTCTACCCATCCGCAAGCTCTACTGAAAATGACAAGTATGTAGTCTATAACTACCAAGAAGGCATCTGGTACATAGGCACTTTAGATCGTACAGCATGGCTTGATCGTGGGATATCCTCGCTTCCTGTGGGCACAGGTACAGACAACTATTTATTTAACCATGAGGTGGGCGCAAAAGCAGATGGCGCTGCCATGACCTCCTTTATTGAGTCGGGTGATCTTGGAGTTTCTGACGGAAACCAATTCTCTTTTGTTACCAGAATAATCCCTGATCTTAACTTCAGAGATACTAACGTAAACAATACCACGGTAGATTTTATTTTGAGTGCCAAGAATGCGCCCGGTCAGGTAGCTCAAACAACCAACACAGATACTATTACAAAGACCTCTAACGTCCCTGTTGATCAGTATACGAGCCAATATCAGACCCGACTGCGAGGACGCAGCTTTACATTTAAGGTCCAGTCAACAGACGCAGACGTATTGTGGCGGTTGGGTATACCTCGCGTTGATATAAGACCGGACGGAAGAAGATAATGTCTATAGCTCCAGTACCATTCTTTCCAGTACCACCGCCCCAGTATACACAACAGTATATGGCAGAGGTAGTTCGTGCGTTCTCTGTGTTTGCAACTCAGATTACAAACCCCGCTATAGCAAAGCCTATACTCATTGAGATCCCTGCATCTGCACAGGCGCTAGATGAGGTTGGCACTATTTACGAAAGCAACACGGTTCTTAGATTAAAATCTGCTACGGCAGCAAACAATACTGTGGGTATGCCACTGCCCACATATACAGTATCAACGCTTCCTACAGTGGAAACGGGAACTTTAATATACGTTTCAAACGGTGCAGCGGGAAGTCCTGTTGTTGCGTTTGGTGATGGATCTAATTGGTTAAGGGTAGACACACGTGCCGCTGTAAGTTCTTCATAGAAACTCTTACAAACTTCTGGTACAGTGTCATAAAAGACGGTGATATAACATGTATGGACGCTTCCCACAGCAAATAAGCCAGATGCAAAATGCTGCAATGATGGCCCATCAGCAACGATTGTCCCAAATGCAGGGCGGTCTAGGCGGATTAGGCGGCGGTTTAAGTGATCAAGTATTTGAACCTTTAAAGAACATGTTGGGCCAACACCTGACACAGAGCGTTGTGCAAGAAAAAGTAGAGCCTTTTGTTGAAGAGGTTAAGCAAATGGCACAAGATAGGTTTGATTTAGGCGGTGGTCCGCAACTTCAAATGACTCAAGCACAACCCGCTGTAATGCCGCGAAGTATTGCTCAAATGACTCAAGCACAACCCGCCGTAATGCCGACCAGAATGCCCTTTCAAAACGCATTTGGAGGCTTCGCGGACGGCGGACCAGTAGACAAGGGCCTTGGTTCTTTTCTTGCTTCCAACATAGATGAGTTTGGTCGCAACGGAGATACAGAGGTTATTCACGCTACTAAGTCTGAGGTGGTTTTGCCCAAGGGCATGGTGGACAACCCTCAAGTTGCTCAGACGGTGCGGGATCTGTTTGAACAGACGGGCCGTGACATGCAAGAGTACACGGTTGGCAGTGGTCAAATGAACGTCAATCCGATGACGGGATATGAAGAAGCCTTTGATTTGATTGGCGGAATTAAAGATATCTTTAAAAAGGCCGCTCCTGTTCTGTTGCCGATAGCGACTACCTTCTTATTTCCGGGCATGAGTCCGTTTTTGTCGGGTGCTTTGGCAGGCGGCGTTGGTTCGTTAATTCAAGGCGGTAGCATAGAAGACGCGTTTAAGTCTGGGATACAGGGTGGTTTAACTTCTGCGGCGGCGACAACCTTGTTTTCCGGAGGTAATTTAAAAGCGGGTTTTGAAAAGGTTGATTCAACCAAGAGAATGTTTGACCTGCGGGACGATCCGCTTGGAGATTTAGGTTTAGGGGGCAAAGCCGCTGCAAGTAACGCAAAAGGTTTATTTATGAATGAGGGTGTTGCAGCTAATCCGGGCGTCACACTGGAAAAAGCTATACCACAGGCTCAAAAAATTGCGGCGGCAAACCCAACACTTTACAACACGCCTGAATCTATTAGGAATTTAGCTACCGAATTAGTTGTTAAACCAACTGCGGCAATTCCAGCTACCCTAAACACGGGCAGAGCCATAGCAGGCGGTCTGGGAGCCTTGGCACTTGCTGGTGGGTTTGACGAATTACCCGCGGATGATGTGGAAGATCCGTATCCATATTCTAGTCGCGAGCTAATGGAGATGTATCCGGAACGTTACCGTTCAGGCCCGATTATAGCGCCACGTAGAAAAACTTTAGAAGACAAGATAGAGTTTGGAACGCAGTTTGCGGCTAAAGGTGGTGAGATGGAGTTCCCCCGTCGCCAAGGATATATCGCGGGCCCCGGCACAGAGACTTCTGACGACATTCCTGCGATGCTGTCAGATGGAGAGTTTGTTATGACTGCACGTGCCGTGCGCGGAGCGGGAGACGGTAGCCGTAAGGCTGGAGTTAATAAAATGTATGATATAATGAAAGCTTTTGAAGGCGGGGTGGTTTCCTAATGGCTGTGCAAACACAAACCGTAATTAACAGGCAAGATCCTGAGATAGAAGCCTACCGCCTTGGTTTACTTGGCGATACTCAGGGTTTGGTGCAAGATCAAATCTTTGGTCAAAACGTGCAAAACCTGCGGGAACAGGGTTTAGACGACGAAGCTATTGCAGAACGCTTAGGTCGAGACGTTGCAGATGTTGGAAACATCTTACAAGATCAACTGTTTGGGCCTCCAGAATATGATACTGCGGATATTTCTGCAAATGAGCAACGTGCGATTGATTTAGCCAGTGAAGGCGTTGGGGCTTACCAGCCGTTTTTAGATCAAGCTGGGTTAGGGTTGGATGATGCGGCCTCTTTAATGGGAGAAGCTGCGGGTGGTTTTAGAGGCGCAGAGCAGGCAGCTTTTGACGAAGCACGTGCAGGGCAGGCGGGGTTAGCTGACGCGGTAGAGGGCGGCAGAGCCGTTGCTGACGCAACACGCGGCGATATTCAAGGCGCAGTAGATGCCCAACGCGATATTGCAGGCGGGGCCAGTGAGGCTTTAGCTTCACAAGCTTTGGCGGGTCAAGCTGGTTTAAGTAACGCTGCACTTAGGGGAGATATTCGTCTTCGCGGACAGGCTGGTTTGGCTAGGAATGAGATTGGTCGAGCTACAAGGCAAAGCGCTGCGGAGGCTTTAGCGGGTCAACAAGGTATTGGAGCAGCGGGTGATTTAAGCTTATCGGAAGCTCAAGGAGGCCAAGCTGCATTAGACGCTGCGGCAAGGCAGGCTCAAGCAGGCTTGACGGGACAAGCAGGCCAAGGACAAGCGGGCATTGCGGGCGCTGTTGATCAAAGCCGTGCGGAGGCCTTAGCGGGTCAAACCGCTTTGGGCGGCACCACTGATTTTGCGAGACAGGCTGCTAGCACAGGTGCTGCGGGTATGTTGGGCGAAGCTCAAACAGGTCAGCAAGGCGCACAAACGGCAGCGGATAGAGCGAGAGCTTCAACTCTTGCGGCACAACAGAGTTTAACGGACGCGGGCGCTTTTGGAAGACAAGCCGCAGAATCCGGAATTGGACAACTGGCAGGCACTACTGGAGGCTTTGACCCCTCTGGCATTGGTGCTTTTATGAATCAATACGAAGACGCCGCGGTTCGCCAAGCTTTGGACGATATTGGAGAAGCGGGCGAGCGCCGTCGCGCTCAAATAGGCGCGGATGCCGCGGCAGCGGGAGCCTTTGGTTCACGACGTCAATTGCGTGAGGCCATGTTAGACGAAGAAATTTATGATCAACAGACGCGGGCTGCAACAAATATGCGCCAAGCGGGCTTTGAAAGCGCCGCACAGCGAGCCCAAACTGCTTTTGAAAACCAAATGGGTCGAGGTCAGTCCGCTGCAATGGGCACAGGGTCTTTAGGGCAAGCGGGGGCGGGCACCTCCATTGATGCTGCCAGAAGCGGTGGTCAGCTAGGGCTTGGTGCAGAAGGGCTTGCACAAACAGGATCTTTGCAAGGGGCGCAACTAGGCATGGACGCTTACGGGCGTGGGTCACAATTAGGTATGGATGCCGCGGGTTTAGGTCAGCGTGGCGATATTGCGGGAACGCAGTTTGGAATGAGTGCCGCGGATGCTGCGAGAGCGGGTGCCGCTACCAGCGCGGGTCTTGGCATGGACGCGGCGGCACGTGGTGGTCAATTTGGTATGGATGCTGCTACTCGCGGAACGCAGTTTGGTATGGGTGCCGCAGATGCTCGCCGCGCAGGAGCCATGTCTGGAGCGCAACTAGGTATGGGTGCCGCAGACGCGGATCGTGCAGGGGCTACAACGGCAGCGCAACTGGGTATGGACGCCGCGGCTCGCGGAACAGGATACCGTATGGATGCTGCGGGCCAAGGTGCGCAATTAGGTATGGGTGCCGCAGAAACAGGAGCCCGTCTTGGAATGGGCGCTGAAACCTCTGGTATTACGGGCGCGGATGTTTACGGACGGATGGGTATGGGCGCAGAAGACGCCGCGGCCCGCGGTGCCATAGCAGGTACGGGAATGGGCATGGATGCTGTCCGCACAGGTATGTCGGCAAACCAAGGTATTGCTGGGCTAGGTGGTCAGATGGCAGGTCTTGGGATGAATTACGGCTCCTTGGGTCAAATGGGTCAGACGATGAGTGCTTCTGATCTGGATAGGCTAATGACTACAGGAGGTCTTGGTCGCGGAATTAATCAAGCGGGAATAGATGCCTTGCGGATGACTAACTTACAAAATTATTCGCAGCCGTTCCAGCAATATGGTTTCTTGTCTGATATTTATAGCGGAGTGCCTACGGGTTCATCTACAATGCAAGTTTCTTCTATGCCTTCAGCTAATCCTTTCCAAACAGCGGTTGGTTTGGGTATAGGGGCATATGGAGCAGCCAGTGGCGCAAAAGAAGCGGGGATTTTTTAAATGAACGAAGGTTTTAGATCGCTGCCACAAGATGTGCAGAAAAAGATATTAGGTAAAGCAATGGGCGGCGTTATGCAGCGGCCTTTGTTCCGTCAGATGGGCGGTCCCGCGCAGCCTATGCCACAGGATATGATGCAGCAACCGGATCCCGCGCAACAAGCACAAGCGCAAGGTCAGCAAATGGGAGAGGCCGTTTCTTCCGAAACTCTTAGCAACATAGACGCGGCTACAGATGTAAAGTCGGCTATTGATGGTTTGCGGGGCAACATTGCACCTCTTGAAGCGCGGTATCAGGAGCTTGCTAACTTTGTTGGAGAGCGGGACGCGGCCCAGACGCCAGAGTCCGTTTTGGCTCTGACCCAGCCTGCCATTATGATGACAGAGCAAGGGGCGATGGACAGCGGCATTGGTGAGTTAATGCAGAAGTTTGCGGGCGACACGCCGATGGATCAAGGCATGGACCAAGGGTTAGGTGGCTTGATGATGCAGGGGGCGGGAAACACACCACCCGAAAATTTTAGGCAGGGTGGGCCCGTAGCGGTCCGTCACTTTGCAGAAGGAACCCCTCCTACTGGGAACAGTACTGTTCCCACCATTGCAAAGCAAAACTTAGGTCAATACCAAACTTTATTCAGTGATATTTTGGGAAGTCAGGAAGAGCGGGCGGCAGAGTTAGAACGGGATCGTCAAAGAGCAAAATCGGATGCGATGTTTAACCTAGCCAACTTTGGTTTGGCTTTTGCAGGGGAAACGCAGGGTAATACGGTTGCCGAAAGATTAGCTAACGCGGCAACACGTTCTAACGTTGTTGGCGGGTTCCAACAGGCAGGAAAAGATGTTGCGGCGGCACAAAAAGCGTTAAGAGCCGAAGATCAACAAATGTCCACGGTAGCATTACAAGCCGCTTTAACTGATGCTACTCGTCAAGCGACGTCTGCGGATGACTTAGCACTGGCCGCTGCTAACAAAACTACAACCGCGCCAAAATTTAGCACGAAAGAAGTAAAATTTTCCGAAGACGGAAAAAACTATGTAAAAATAGTAGTTACTAATGAGAGAACGGGAGAGCAAACGGAATCCGAGAAGATGCTCGCTCCCGGTCCAGATGTTACTTTTACTTCAAAACCCTTGGAAACGGGGGATGAAGTTAAAATATTAGTTACTAACAATGCTACGGGAGACGTAACAGTAAAAGATACCTTTAAAAGGGCTGAACCTGATCCAAACTTCACCACACAAACATTCACTGTTGACAGTGGTGTAAAAGTAATCACTACCAATAGCGTTACTGGGGATGTTACAGAAAAATTTACATACAAGGCACCTCCAAGGGCTTCGTTTACATTCGAAACCGTTAAAACTAAAGACGGTGTGATACTAAACGCTCTCAACAAAGAAACTGGGGAAATCACTGAAACAAAAACATATCAGCCCCCAGACGCTGACGTTGCGGGCATCCCTGCGTCCATTTATAATGGTCTGACAGAGCAGCAGAAGTTAGCTGCTATTGGTGTTGTTCCTGTCGTAGCAGATAAATTCACAACTGAATTAATCGACACTGCGGAAGGGCCAGTGTTACAAATTATAAATGCAAGAACTGGTCAGAAGTTAAGAGAGGAAAAGTTTGACCCTGTTAGGGAACTGGGCGGTCCAGTGAAATTTACAATTCAAGAAGCCGACGGAAGCATCACTGAAACAGTTGAAATGTTAGGTTCTAAAGCGGGCGTAGAGTTGCAGAAAAGGGTTAACGAAGCAAATAAAGCAAAACCGGGATCCGCAACTTTGTTGAAAGTTGGAACGCAAAGCATCAACCCGCAAGCGTACTTAACCGATAAAGGTCAAGTAATTACAAGTTTTGACAGCAAAACGTTTACGGATCCCACAGGGAAAGTTCAATTTCTCACTGACGTTGATGCAAAGCTCTTGGGTAATACTAATGTTTACGAAATTATTAAATCTCGTAAAATTGCGGATTATGCAAAACAACGTATAGAGCAGCGCAATCAACAGATTGGACCTATAACCTTTGTTGACGAAAACGGAGAGGCGCTCCCTGCGACTCTACAAGACGATCTACGTCAATTCTTACAGAGAACAAACACCAACTTACTGTCTGTTTCCGAAAACGATGTTAAAAAGGGAACGGGATTCTTTTCTAACGTATTTGCGGGGCTTAACGCGGTAGGCGGAACGTTTGCTCCAGAAACTTTTGATAAAATTTTTGGAGGTAGTACAGAAGCTCGCAAAGACTTGGGGTTGTTTAACTTTGTGGCAGTCTCTGCAATGGCGCGTAATCCAAGACTTGCTGTTTATGACATGCAACAAGTTAAAGAAAACCTAGTCAATCCAAAGAATTTGGTAGCCAACACTGTTTCTGAAGCGAAACGATTTAGATCACTTGTTGCTCTAATGGTTCAAGAGCGAAACTCACTTGAGAATGCACTTCAACTTGGAGAGCCAACAGTTATGGACGATGTTGGAGGCGCTTTAACAAAGCTTAAAGAAATTGATTTTGTTCTTTCTTTGGTAAGGCTAGACCCAAATCAACAAGGTAATTTATCACTTGATGCAGCATTGGAACAAACAGAGGATGAATTTGAGTAATGGCTGGCCCACAACGTCGTACCAATAACGAACAAGTCCAAGAAGATTTCAATAGCTTTCCGGAAAGTTTTTCTCCGCCTGTTTACAATCAAGAGCGAATGAACAACTTCAATGAAATTTATGGAAATCTTGCCGATGCTACTCTCGACGAGGCTTTGGCCACTAAAGTAATACGCGATGTTATCCGTAAAAACAATTTAACGGAAGAAGACATTTCTATCGAATCATTAAGGAATGGGACCGCTCCCATTTTGGATACTTTTACATTTAGAAACAAAAAAACAAAAGAATTTTTTCCGGGTACGGAGTTATCTCCAGAGCAACGTGCCAAAGTTTTTTCTTCTAACAATGACATTTTTGAATACTTTGCGCGTGGCCCGTCTGGAGAAAAGATAACCCCCGGAAGATTTGGCGAAGGGATGAAATCAAGAATCATTCCTGCCGCGGTTTCGTTTCCGTCTTTCTTTGCGGGAGCTAAAGCTACTAATTATTTACTTTCCGGATTGCCTCCGACAACTCCACTAACAGCGGGTATTCGTATCGTCGCTCCGGTGGTTGGTGGTATTGTTTCCAGTATTGCTGCCTACAAACCTGCGCAAACCGCCAATGATTATATTTTTGGAGAAGCGGACGTTTACTTACCCGATCAAGCAAACGAGTTTAGGTCGGGTCAAAGTTTCATGGAGGGTCTTGGTTGGATAGGCGCTCCATATGCTTTTAAAGCAAATATTGGAGCAAACCTAGTAACAAACTTTGCGGAATCCAGACGGTTGGGACCAAGAGCCGCCCGCGCCGTTGAAAAAGGGCTTTCAACGGTTCAGGCAGAAGCACGACAAAGACCGATTAGAACGGCAATTGCAGAGATAACCGCGGCTGGGACGGGCGCAGCGGCTGTAGCGCAAGCTGATGCCGATACGGCTACCGCGGAGTTTTTAGCAGAGGTAATGGGGGCTTCCGCGGGAGGCATTGCTGCGGATGCGGCTTTGAATAGACTTGTTCCTACGGTAAAAAAAGGTTTTGAGGGCCTAAGAAAACTCAAAGACCGCGGTTTTAGGGGAGAAATGGTGGAAAAAGCCACGACTAATCTGGGTGATCGTCGTCAGGCTGAACTAGGGGTTTATGCTTTAGAAACCATAGCCACCGTTGAAGACCCCGATGAGATTTATCGCAGATTAAAGTGGTACAAAGCTTCTCGTGATGCAGTACGTGCGGGTAAACCCGTTCCACAAAGTAATACGGTAGTTATAGAAGCAAAAGGAGTAGAGGGAGAGACAGGTTATGTTCCTCCAGTTACGGAAGCTGATCTTTTTGAAGAGTTCGGAGACATAATTACAGAAACAATTGATCCGACAACGGGTCAACCCGTCAACTTGCCCACGGCCCTCGCGTCTAATTCGCTAGGGTTTATGCTCTTACAGCAAGCTTCTTCAGGACAATATGCCTCCCCGCAAATGCAACGGCGCATTAACGAACTAAGTAACAAAGGGGATGAAGCTTATTCAGAGTTTCGCGGCATTATGCTGGACATGATTAAGGTCGGATTTGCATCTGAAGATAAAGATATGATAGGAAACGCCGCGGAACTTGCTTCACGGCTCTTTGCTTCCGACTTGCAAGATGATTTAGCGGGCGCTGTTAACAAATACACCGATGCACGTAAGCGTTTGCTTAAATCAGATGACCCCGCGGACATTCTTAAAGCTTCGCAAGAACTTCAAAAAATGATCTTGACGCGTTTATCGGCGGCTCGCGCTAATGAGAAAAAGATTTGGCAAGCGGCACCAGATTTTGATGTTAGGTTAGGACAATTCACGACAGAAAACGGGGCGTTAAATACAATTACTTTGCCAAATGGTGATGTTGTAAACGCTCCAAATTTTGTTTCAAACTGGCTTTCAATTTTACAGCCGTTAGACAAAAAAGACCGGGCTAGTTTTTTAAAAGATTCTGAATATTCTGATTTAAATCAATATGTTATGGATACTCTTGATGAACTTGGTTACAACGTTACTCCTTTAGCTGATCGCGCCGAAGCTCCAGAAATTGAAAGCGCTCAAAAAACTTTTGACAAAATTAGAAATCAGGTTGTTGGAAATGATTATAATCTGAGAATTTTAGACCGTTTAATTGCGCAAGGCGAAGAAATGTCTACGCAAGACGCGGTTCGTTTTTGGAGGGATCAAGGTTTAGACTTTCAAGAAAACGCATCAGATTTTGAAAACCCTACTTTGCAACGCCGCATTGGTCGGGCTTTAGAAGCTCGTGCTAATCTGCAAATTTTACGAAACAATGCAAATGCTGCGGCAGAAGATGCAGTTGTATCAGAATCTATAAGCAGTCGTACAATGGCGTTCAGGCGCTCCAAACTTTTGGCAGAAGCAAAAGTTGCGCGAAATGCAGGAAACGAACAGAAAGCAAAGTTTCTTGGAGATATGGCTGCGTCCTTTTTGGACGATTTAGATAGCGCGGATACAAATGTTCCTGAGTATCACTTGGCTAGAGCGTATTCCCGCTCCTTAAATGATGCTTTTACGCGGCCATTTACAGGAAAAATTGCAGCCCAAGACAAGTCGGGTGCTTATCGGATTGCGCCAGAGTCCGTAATTGATTCTGTGTTTAATTCCACCTTTGCGTCGGAAAGGGCACGAGCTATTGATTCCTTGGGTAAATTTGAAATTACTCAAAGTTTGACTAATCTTCTTAATTTAGCTCCAGAAGAAGCAAGTGTTGCAAGAGATGCTTATTTAAGTTCCTTAAGTGAACTTCCTTCAAACCAACAAGCCGAAATACGATCCTTTGCGGAACAGGTAAACAGCGTAGAACCCGCGGATGGAATGCGTTTAATAGACCAAGCAATGGCTATTCCCGACACTCCTGCACAAGAACTACAAGCTTATCAAGCGTTAAAAGATTTACACGAAGCCACTCACCTAGCTACGGGCCAAAACTTGGAGTCGGCGGACGCAGGCCTTTTGTTAGATCAAATTCGACAACAGGCTTTCGATACGGAAAGCGGATTTATTAATCTGCCAAAGTTACAGGAAATTTTGGCCGCAAATTCAGATTTGTTGGACAATGCGCCCCTTCTTAAAGAAGAATTACAAAAGGCATTATCCCAAACTACCACCACGCGTGGTGTGATGGAAACATCCCTGCGCAAAATGAGAGATTTTGGGTTTGACAGTGAGGGTAAGTTTAGCCGCGCCTCTTTAGAACGTTGGATGGAAAGTGCAGAAGCACGGGGGTTGTTGCAAGCTTTTCCCGACATGCAACAAGATTTACAAAGAATAATAGAGACAAACGGAGAGTATCTTAAAGTTATACAGGACAACAAAGACCGCATTACAAATGCTAAAGCGGAACAAAATTGGTTTTATTTGTTAAAAGAGGAAAGCAAAAACCCGGACGGAACTTTAAATTTTGTAGCTCCAGAAGACATGTCTATGCCCTTTGAAAAGTTGTTCATGGACAGTCAAACTAGACCCGGAGAAATGCTTAACAGATTTTGGAAAGTTGCAAAAAATGCCCCCGCCACACAAACCATGCCAAATGGTGACGAGATTACCAAAGAATCCGTTAAGCGCGGATTCAAAACATCTTTAATCGGCTCAATAATGAATATGGCTGGAATGAAGTCGAAGGACAAGTTTAGCGCCTTAAAGGCGCACGAGTTGTTTTTTAAACCGCTTCCCCGTAGCGATAACAAGCTTACTTTGTCTGAATGGGTTATTGAAAACGATGTGATGACCAAAAGCGAAGTTGAACGAATGAACAAGCTTCTAACTCGCATTGGTGAAATCGACATGCTGGCGGCATCTGGAAAGTCTGTAGATGTTGGAGATTTTGCGGAACGCATGGGTACAAGCATTGAACTTCTAGCCTCTGCCCTTGGTTCTGCAACTGCTTCAAAATTGTACCGTGCGGTTGGCGGAGATAGTCAAGGAACCGGATCCTTGGCCGTTGTAAGCCGCGGGTCAACCGCTGCGGTTAACAAAGCTAGACAGATAATGAGTGACATGCCTGCTGCGTTAAAAGCAGACTTTTTTATCAATGTTTTAGAGAACCCCGATGTAGCAATTGATTTGCTTGAAAAAGGAAGAACCGTTCAAGAAAAAAATGCAAAGATTGTGGATATTGTAAACTATTTTGCCTCTCGCGGGTTTTTGTACTTAAAACAGCCACTGCCTTATGTTCCTGAATATGCGGATTCTGCGGACTTTAGAGAACTTACTGAAAGTGAACGGCGAGAACAAAACCTGCGCGGACGCAACAGACCACGTGCGGACAGGGCTCCTATGCAGCTTAGTCCACAACCTTCCGCAGCTTCTCAAGGACGTAATGTCCCACGCTCGCAGCCTGTAGGCACTCCCACCACTCAGGCGGCTCTCCCCGCTCCGCAACCCCCCATGACTAGCGGGGCGGGGACGAATCCACAGGTACGGCAACAATACGCCGCCCTGTTCCCAAATGACCCCATATCGGGTATGTTGGTTCAACAGCCACGGACCTTCCGTCGCGGCGGCATAGCAAGCTTAATGGAGTAGACGATGGCAATAACCTATGAACAATCGCAAGCTCTGGAAGGTAGTTCAGGCAATGCGGCACGAGCAAGAGTAGCAAGAGGTCTAAGTAGCAGTGGGCAGGATAATAACCCCAATAAACCCGCAAATACTCCGGTCAGTTCTGGCATAACGTTTCCCGGTGGTTACACAAGCATTGCAGACATGTTTGACGGTGGCGGACCGGGTATGGCTGGCGCTCAATTTTCAAATGTACCAAGTGGTCATTTAGATACGGACGGAAGCGGATATATTTCAGAAATGGAATATAATGCGGGCGGAAACTCTGCGCTCGATACACAGGGCGGTATTTCGTCTCTTTCTAATAATTTAGGATTTCGTCCGCTTGGATCTTACGAGCAGGAACGTAATTTGGGATCCGCAGGAACTAACATTGGAACTTCTGGCATAGGAGATTTTCTTGCAAGCGGGGGGATGATGGGAAGCTTTTTAAATTCTGGACCAACTTCATTGCAATTAGCTAACCCCAATATGCCTCAAGGCGCTACCTTGGACCCCGGAGCAGTTTCCGTTTATGACGCAAGAGCAGAAATGGCTGAACCTTCTCTTATGGAAAAACTTCGCTTAACGCCAGAATTTGCTAATCCTAATCCCATTAATGTCACGGATAACTCTAGTGATAACAGTTCTATAGCGGCTGTAGAGCCACCTAAACCCGCAGCGCCTGTAGTCGTTCCACGAAATATTGCAGTACACATAGCTCCAACCCGACAGTACGCATATGGAGGCATTGTCTCACTAGGGAGACGATAATGGCTGACGTCCCCGCACCAGTAGAAACCAATCGCGGCCCACGGGTCCAGACAAATTCCAAGGGCCTTGGTTCTTTTATTCCACCAGAGCTTAAAGAAACAGGGCGTCGGGCTGTAAACCTTGCCTCTGCCCTTGATCCTATTCAAGGTCTTATGCGCGGTATGAGTGCTAGTGGACGCGCCGCAGATACAGAACTTAGTCCGGAAGAACGTAAAGCCGCTTTGATAGAAGCAGGTATTGAAACAGCGGCTCCATTGGCAATGATGGGTTTAGGCGCGTTGGCCAAGCAACCCGTAAAAGCTACTGTGCTGGATATTCTTACTCCAACAGGTGCGCCGCAAGCTGTGGTGGACGATGTTTCAGACCCTAGCCGCCGTGCGTTTATGAAAGGCGCGGTAGCTACGGGTGGCATTGCGGCCATTGCTCCAGACGTAATTACGGAAGCTTTAGAGAAAGTTCCCGCTGCGGTCAAAAAGCTTAAACCTGTTCCTAACCCTATAGATATTTTTACCCAAAACATGAAGATTTTGCGCCGTGAGATGGAAGAGGCTTACGATGCCGCGGACGAAATGGATGTTGATGTAACTGTCTCCGGATCGATAAGGGATGCTTACGACGAAGCCATAGAAAGTGCCGAAAAACTTGCATATGATTTGGACGCTACAACAGAAATGGATTTGCGCGAGCTTATTTCTGATATTGGCCCCAAACAAATTGCTGAAGCCGCGGATGAGTCGTTAGAAGAAATATCTCAGGCTTTGACTGACTTTAGAATGGTCAGTGAGGATGAGTACATTGAACAAATGATCCCGCTCGCAGAAGAAATACAGCGACGCGGTTTGTTAGAGGTCAAAGACAACGGCATACCTCAATATCCGTATGCCCGCACCGTCGTAGAAGACGTCCAAGATTACCGTATCGGTGAAAACAGAGCTAGCAATAACTCCGCGATTATTGACAGGCCGCGGGATCTTCAAATGACTGAAGGCGATGACTTTGTTAACTTTGGAAAGCAAAAGTTAAAACAGGAACAGTTAAGAAACATTATAATTGACGGCGAGGCCGACGGCGAAAGTGTGGACGTTATCAATAAAAAGGTAGTGGACGCTGCAACGCGCCTGAAAGTTCCTTATCCACAAAGAGCGTTTGAAGATCCCAAGGTAGAGTATGTTGATACTCAGACTATTGCGGACAACGTAGCTCAATTCAACTTTCCGCGTTATGATGTTGGTACATTTGGCGGGGACTTTCCAAGCGGTGATATGGGAAATATGCCGGGATATCTAGCGGAGTTTCAAGCTTCCGGAAAAGAAACGCTTAAAGAAAATATTTTTAATGAAGGCATCAAAGATCCTATAGAAATTCAAGTGGACCTTAAAGACGGTGGCGTCAGTATTGGTCAAGGACACCATCGTTTGCAAGCTGCTCTGGAGCTTGGAATGCCAGAAATCCCAGTGGTAGTGAAAACCGAAGTGAACCCTCGCCCTAATCCAGTAATGCGTCACGCAACAATTGACACTTCGGGCTTAAAAAAGTTTGAAACTTATTCTTTTTCTGAGCTTGGCTTAAAAAAACGTTTAAAAACACCGAAAGAAACCCCTGAAGAAATTCAAGCGCGTAGTGGCACGGTGTATACAGATTATGAAACAGGGAAACCTTTCGAAAGAAAACTTCCTCAATATGAAACACCTATGCGCGAAGGTTTCTTTCGCGTTGTAGATGAAAAAGCCGACGGCGGTGAAATGCGCAAGGGCGTCGGTTCGTTGAGCGAGATTGCCCGTCGTATGAACGAGGGCGGCGAGGCTAAGATTTATATTCCAACGCAAGAAGATTTGGATAAAATGGCGCTTAGAGTCAAAAAGACTTATGGCTTTGATCCCGTAAAAGAAGCTTTAAACGAAGGTGTGGACCCTGATCTTGCTCTGCGCATAATGATGCGTGAAAGTAGTGGGGATCATAGTAAAGGAAGTGATAAAGGTGCAATAGGTCTGATGGGTCTAATGCCAATTACCGCGGAAGATGTCGGAGTAGATCGTACAGATCCCTTTGAAAATTATGTAGGCGGTTTAAGGTATTTAAAAAAGATGCAGGCACGGTTTGGAAACGTTGAGGGCATAGCCGCATATAACGCAGGCCCCACCGCTGTAGAAAAATATGAAGGCATTCCGCCCTTTGCAGAAACACAGGCCTATGTTCGTGCTGTTTTAACTCCATTTACTGGGGTGGATTACGAGGATCAAATACAAGAAGATGCTGAAACGGCACTTATGCAAATGCCTGTGCAAGCGGCAGAAAACGTTATGAAACGCCCTCGTGCTAGACCACCAGTCACGTATGACGGCCCACGGCCCATGCAGCGTCCAACATTACCACAGGATGCACCGCAACAGGAAATCATTAAACAAGCTGTTCAAGAGGTTGTTCAACCCCAGAGCTTACGAGAAAAGTATTCGCCTCAAGGGATTGAACAAATGCTTACTGGAACCATTGGCGAGCCTCTTCTCCCAAGACAGTTTCAGCAAGGTTCACCTTACTCTTCAATGCGGTAAGGATCTTCTCGTCCAGCGTGTCAGGCGACACCATATCAATGTAAGTGACGGTGTTTTTCTGGCCAATGCGGTGCGCCCTGTCCTCTGATTGCAGGCGTATCTCTAAATCGTAGCTGTTACTGAAGTAGATCACCGTCGTGGCGGCGGTCAGGGTAATCCCATAACCGCCCGTCTTTGGTTGGCCCACAAAAAACCGCAGGCGGTCCTCTGGATCTTGAAAGCGCTCAACTATGCGTTGGCGCTCGTCTTGGGGCGTCTCCCCATAATAAAGTGCGACTGCTTCGGGCCCAAAGCAGTCGCGCAGGGCAGAATGTATCCGTTGAATATCGTGGGTGTACGATGCCCAAATTATACATTTTC